GCCTAAGTTAAATGTAGTTGCTGGTATTATTGATAAGGTTGCAGGTCATGTAGACAAGTTTACTTTAGACAAACAGGAGAAAGCTGAATTGATTGCAGAAATCAACAAAGCACAAATGGAAGTCAATAAAGTAGAAGCTGGTCATACAAGTATCTTCGTTGCGGGCTGGAGGCCCTTTACGGGATGGATATGTGCTACGGCATTAGGGTATCACTTTATATTGCAACCTTTACTTACATTTATTATGTATAGTTTAGGAAATGAAGTTGCATTACCAACCTTTGATATGGGAACTCTTACAACAGTACTTCTCGGAATGCTCGGTCTTGGTGGAATGCGCAGTTTTGAGAAGGTAAAGAAAAGTGCCTAAAAAAGAATTAAATATAGTAGCTTTTCACGGAGGAATAAATGACAATGCTGACCCTAAAGATATACAAGAAATAGAGTTAGTTAGCGCTACTGGAATAAATTGTTCTAAAATTGGAAGAATAGTAGGTTTAGGAAATACTCATGCAACTCCAATAGAATCTCAACAATCATACGATATAGAAAAAGGATATGGATTGTTTTATTATTCTACGGACCACCAATACGATGGAAGTCTTGGAACTCAAGATTGGTTAACATATTTTCATAAAACTGATGGTAAAGTATATTTAAAAACTAAAGGAGCTTCTAATTTTCATAATTTTACTTTAGGAACTGGAGCAAAACCTAATTATTTTGTAGGAGATGGAGCTTTAAGAGTTTCAGATAGTACTTTTACAAGAGATACAATGTGGAGAGGTTTTGTAGATAGTAAATTATTTCAATATGATTCAAATAAAACTGATTATTTGACTATTAACGAATGGGTTAATACAGCTCAACAATTAAAAAGTTTTGATGACTTATCTGTAACTTTAACAACCTTTGATGCTGGTTCTGCTAATCCAGGAACAAACAATATAACTGATGTTACTTTAGGAACTAATGGACATATATGTTTAGCGTATTGGAAAAACGATGATGGTGATTGGAATGGAAATTTTCAGTTTGCAGCAACTCCAATGTTTAAAGGGAAACAAGAAGGTCCTATGAGCGTTATATCTCAAGGTATTAATTTTTACGACAATCAAGTATCGTTTCAAGTATATGTATCTTTAGGAGACCAAACTTGGAGTGGTACAAATTTTACTCAATTATCAGATAATTCAGCCCACCCTTTAATGGATGATAGAATAATAGGAATTAATTGGTATTTTAGAAGAGACGCTGATGACGATTGGGTGTTATTACAATATACTGATTTGTTAGAAGGAGATAAATATTATTGGGGTGAATACAATACAACAGACCACCCTACTTATGGTATATTTTCTGGAAGTATTAATATAAAAAGTGGAAATAATTTAAATTTACACAAAGAAGATGATAGTGGAACTTTGGTAGGCGAAGATGTAAACGGAATAACTGTTCCAGCAGGTGAAGTGGCTTCATATCAAAATGCTTTATTAAAAGTAACTGTTACAAACAATGCTACACCTGGATTTGTTGGAAGAAAAGGATTTTTAAGAGCTTGGGGAGGTTTTATATCTCCAGTATATTTAAATGCAACTTCTAATCATCCAAATGGTATTCCTTTAGATGACGCTTCAGAAGATTATAATATACCTATTAATACTGGGGGAGCTGGAACAAGAGAATTTATGGTAGAATTATTAGACGAAAATTTATCTGTAATAGCCGCTAGTGATAAAGTAACTATTACAGTAACAGATGTAGGAACTGAACCTCCTCCTACATACGAAGAATCAGATGGTAGAAGCGGTGGAGGAAATCCTTATGGCTAAAGATGTATTAAAATTAGTTGAAAAAGCTAAACAATCATTCCCCAGATTTAAATATTACGCAGCTGGTAGTTGGGTTAGGAATGAAAAAGATTTTAAAGATTATGATATGCAAATACTTCCTCCAAGTAAATACATAACAGGAGACTGGGAAAAAGTTTTATCTATATTCCACAATCAAATAGCTGAAGATGGAAAGCATATTGATGTTCATATTTTTCCGTCAATAAAAGAATTGTTAAATTTAGATGGTCCTGAAATTTTTAAAATAAAAGATATGATAGTTCCAAGATATTTTTATTCAGAACATAATCCAAAAATAGAAGGAGCTAAAAAACTATTTGATAATTTATGGGTAAGAAATAGAAAAATTATAATGGACAAACACCAATCAATAGGATTAGCTAATTCTAAATATATAGTGAGGGAGTTGTAATGTCAAAAAGAACAGCATTAATGAATCCAGGGAAATACCATTTGGGTAATTTATTTATATTCCCCCCTGTGCAAAATAGAAAATACGTTGATGTTAATTTAATAAAAAAGATTCAATGGAAAACAAGCGCTTTAATTAATAGAAGAGCTTATGTTGGTAATGTAAAAATTGTAGACAAAGACAATACTTCTCATATTTTTACTGATAGTATTTTTAAATCTAAATCTAATAAATTTGATGTCTTTACTATGGATAGAAGAATTGACGTAGCTGTTGGCGATGGAGAAGAAATTGTAAGATTAATAGGATACGCTGATAGGTTGTTGCAATTCAAACAAAACACTTTGCATATTATTAATGTAAGTGGACAAGCAGAATATTTAGAAGCTACTCACAAATATAAAGGAGTCTCTAATCCTAATCAAGTTTGTGAAACAGATTTTGGTATTGCTTGGTGCAACAATAATGGAGTTTATTTTTATAATGGAGAAACTGTAACTGATTTATTTATAAAATCTGGAGTAAAAGTTATATCACAAGAAAAATGGGATGCTTTTTACAACGACTCTAATGAAACTATGATAGGTTATTCTCCAGCTGAAAAACAATTAGTATTGTTTCAAGATGTAACAAATGGTGATGATGTGATGGTTTATGATATGATTACAACGTCTTGGGTAGAAGGCGGTGGAAGAACTGAAAATAAAGAAAAAACTAATTTTGTAAATATTTGGGATGGTAGATTAGCTTTTGGATATGAAAGCAATACGGGAGCAACTACTATATCTCCATGGAATCCTTCTCCTACTAGAGCAATTACTCCTTTTGCTATAGAGACAAAAAATCATAATTTTGGAACACAAGCCAACAAAAAAGTAACTAAAGTATATATTACTTTAAAAGGAAGTAATCCTACTAATATTGTTCCTAAATTTTCAGTTGATGGTGGAGCTTTTAGTGGAGTATTTAAAGATACTAGCGGAAACAATATAACTAATATTGCAGGACCAGGGAATACATGGACTGAAATAGAAATGTTAACAGATGGTAATGCCAATAACGTAAAGTCTTTTGCTGTAAGATTAGAAGAAGTTTCTAGTCAAAGTGTTGTTAGTGATATACAAATTAACGATATAACTATAGTATATAGGACTAAAAGTGTCAAGTAGAGAAAGACAACTTAGACATTTAGCTCAATCTAAACCTAAATTTAGAGAAGATATTCCTGACAATGATAGCGGTAGAGATGGGGATATTGTATATGTAAAACGAAACAATATTACTGAAAGCTATATTAAAGAAGACGGGGAATGGATAAATTTATTTACGGGTACTGATGTCCAAAGAACAGCCCAACAAGGAAGCACTAGAGTTAGAATAGTCGGAGGAGTTTCTGCTGTTGTTCCAAGCGGTGGAGGTGGAAATCATAACTTGTTATTAAACTTAGATGATGATGACCATACTCAGTATGTACATAATATAGCTCCTAGAACTATTACAGCTAATCATACTTTTTCAGGACAACCATCTTTTTCTAATATAGATATTAATGGTGGAGACATAGCAAGTGGAGTAACTATTAATAAATCTCCAGTTATTACGTTAGGTGGAGACTTGGGAGGAAATGTTACCTTATCTTCTCTTGGAAATGGCACATTAACTGCAACTATACAATCTAGTGCAGTAGAAACTTCTATGATAAATAATCTTGCTGTTACTGGAGCTAAAATAGCAAATGATACAATTACAGATACACAATTAGAATATAATACTGGACAACATTTAACAACAACTTCTGATGTCCAATTTGGTGATGTAGTAGTAAGTGGTAGCGATTTAACTTCTGGTTCGTTTAGTTCTGGTTTTGGTGGAAGCGGATGGAAAGTAAATAATGCGTCTACAGCAGAATTTAGCAATTTAATATTGCGTGGAACTTTAACAGTAAAAGAATTATTAATACAACAAGTTAGAGCAACTAATGGTAATTTATTTATTAGTAGTGTTGGAAAAGTTAAAAGTGCTAGTTCATTAAGTTCTAGTGATGACGATGGAACAATAACATTTGAAGACCCTGTAACTAATTTATGTCCATTCGTAGCTGATGATATTATTATGATGCAACAAGTTAAACCTGGAGCAGCAGCTTCTGGTGGCGATATTATAAAAAAATTAGTATACAAAGTAAGCTCAGTATCTAACAATGTAGCTACTGTTACAAACATAGGATTTGATAATCAAAGTTACCCTGAACCTGGTGATGAATTTGTTAGAATAGGAAATACAAGTAATTCAGCAAGAAAAGGGAGTATTTATTTAACTTCAGATGATGCTAATGGTCCATTTATAGATATTAAAGACGAAGTTGATAGTTATGCAGATTGGACTGGAACAGCTACTAACAAAGTTCGTTTAGGAAAATTAAGCGGTATAACAGATTCTGATATAAATGGAGGTCAAGCTTTAAGTGGTTATGGACTATATAGCAATAATGCATATTTAAAAGGTGAATTAGCGGCGATTTACGATGCGCAAAATCAAGTATTAATATCTCCAAACGATAGTAGTAAAGCTACTCTTACAGTTAAAAGAGCTAATGTAGATATATTTGAAGTAGGTAGTTCTACTCAAGCCTTTGCTTATAATGATTTTATTGTAGCTGATAGTGCTCCTAGTTGGAGTGGAGGAACAAGTGATTTATCTGCTTCTACTGATGTAGTATATGCAAAAAGATTATCTTCTGAAGACCAAATAACTAATAATATTATAGCTAATAGATTTTTTAAAGTAGATAGCACAGATGCAACTAAAACTAATTTTTATACTAAAATTGTTGACCATGATTTACAAGCAACTGCAGTAAATGCAACTCCAATAACTACGGTATTTAGTTTAAACAAATCTTATGTAAACGATTTTAGTACTGATAAATATATTAAACAATCAATGTTATTTGATACGCAAATAGATTCTGGTCATGCAGATGCTAATAATATGAGATTTACAAATTCTAGTGGAGTAGGAACAAGTCTTTATCAATTTCAAGCAATAGTAAAAGATACCGCTACTGGTGATAATTATGCAGACGGAGCTTTATGTTTAATGGGACTAGATGTAGATGTAAGTGGATTAGTTTCAGCAGATAGAGATGATTTTGTGTTTATACAGGCTAAAAATGGGTCTACAAAGAAGTTTCAAGTCCAACACGATGGTGATGTAGTCTCAGCTGGAAATATCACTGCATTTGGCGCATCTGGTAATTTTTTAAATGTATCTGATATAAGGCTTAAAAAAGACATAGAAAGATTAAAAGATTCTTCTGAATTAGTTATGCAATTAAAACCTAGTACATATAAATGGAAAGAAGATAATTTAGAGGATGTAGGGTTTATAGCACAAGAAGTAGAAGAAGTGTTGCCTAATGTAGTTCATGTTACTCCTGGATTTATAGGAGACAATGAAAAGGTTAAAACTGTATCATATATAAAGATTATACCTTATTTGGTTGATACAATACAAGAATTAACAAAACGCATAGAGGAGCTTGAAAAATGACATTACAAAATTCAGGACCTATAAGTTTTGGTGATATTAATGACGAACTTGGAAATAATACAACTGATACATTAGATTTAAGAAGCGCTTCAGCATCTTTTAGCTTAACAACTCCTGATAGTATGGATGAATTTTATGGGCTATCATTAGACCCTGAATGGTCTAGTGTATTTGGTAACTTTAGTTTTTCTACAGACTATAGTTCATCTGGAAGTAGTTTTGATATATCTACTGATAAAACAGCAGTATTAACTAATGGAACTAATGGAACTACTACAATATCTTGTGGTAATCCTGTATTTAGTGGTTTAGGTTCTAATGTAGGAAATATGCGTGTTAGAGTAAGTACAAGTCCTATAGCAAATGGAACTACAAATAGTAGTAATGTTTCCGATAGTGTAAGCATATCATTATCTAGTAGTCCGCAAACATTGTATATGAGATTTTATGTAAATTTTCCTAATGATAATGTAGATGCAAATTATTATTCTGGAACTTCTACAATTACCCTATCTAACACTCCAAGCGGTGGTAGTACAGTATCTGTAACTAGAACAATTACTATAAATGTACAGATGGATGAAGAAGGCGGATAAAGTTGTTGAATTTTAAACATATTATCTGTATATTATCTATAAAATCTGTGAGGAATTATGGCTAAAGTTAAATCAGCAAGACAAAGAGCTCAAGAATCAGTAGCAAATTATCAAGGAACCATATACGATGCTATGGCTAATGAATATATATCAGATTTAGAGCAAAAAGATTATGTCCGTAAAGGTCAAGCTATAGACGACACAGCTAAATTATTTGCTCAAGGTATAAAACTTGCAGATAATATTTATCAAAATAAAGAAGAAAATGTAGAGTTTGAAGGATATGTAGCAGATTTAGAAGGAGCTACTGGTGAAAAATTTAGATATGAACAAGTAAGTATGTTAGACGTATTATCTGGTAAAAATGAATTTAAAGATATTTTTCAAGAAAAAATGAGTTTAGGTGGAGAAAGTCTTACAAAAGGTCAAATAGAAGCAAGGGCTAAATTATTAGACCCTGAAACTATTGATAGAAGTTTATCTTCTGGATGGAAATATGGAGACGAAACAAGAGCTTTGTCTGGAACTCAAAAAATAGGTTATAAAGCAGGTGCTTTAATGGACCCAGAAGTAGCTAATAAAGTAGGAAAAATGATTTATGAAGGTCAAGGTTTTCAAGCATGGTCTACTAGAATGAAAGTTTTAGATGAAGTAATGCAAAGTGAACAAAATAAAATATATGGCTGGTTTGACGAAGATGAACAAAAAAAGTTTTATCAACAAAAAGATATTTACGAAGCTGAAACTTCTACTGAATCTCAAAAAGAAGCAGCTTCTGAAGAATTAATGAAAATGTTTAAATCTGTTAGTAAAGCAGATGAAGACGGCAACAGAAGAATTCAATGGGATGATATAAAAGGTTTTATTGAAAAAGCAGAATCTAAAACAAGATACGATATAGGTAAAAATCTTGACGATGATGGAAAATTATTAAGTTATGATATAGGTCCATATCAAATTAATAGTAATTGGATTATGCAAGGAGATGGTTCTTTTGAATTAACTGAAGACAAAACTCCTTATGCTTTGTACGACAATATAAATGAATATTTAGACTCAATAACAGATTTTGAAACATTTGAAGACACTTCTTTTTATGGAGAGCGTGAAGGATTTTATGATAAAACTTTAAGCGCAAATCCATTTAAAAATATAGATTGGGCTGATTTAAGAGGAGATAGAAGTATATTTAAAAAATATAGAAATCAAGATGTTATTGACCCGTTTGAAACAGATGAAGAAGGCAATAAAAGAAAAGAAGCTTTATTAGAAGCTGGGTTAATTAACGAATATTGGGAGGTGTACTAATGCCAGGATGGGTAGCAGCAGCAGCTTTTGGTTTAAGTGTTGCAAATACAATAGGTGGAGCAAAAAATAGAGCTAAAGCATCTAAAGCTGAAATTGCAGCAGCTAAAGCTCAATTGGCTGACAATCAAGTTGCTAGAAAAGAATTAAATATAGCTACAGCTCAACAAATGGAAGCTTCTGAAGTAGATTATCAAGCATCATTTGAAAATGCTGGTTTTAAATCTAGAACATTAGCTCAAGAATTAGATAGAAATTACGAAGCTGGTTCTGGTATGCAAGGTTTTGCTTTTAGCGGTCAAGCTGCTGAAGAAAATAGATTAGGATTAGAAAAAGTTAATCAAGATTTTACAAACACTAGAAGAGACATATTAAGAACATTAGACAAAACACAAGCCGATATATTGGCTTTTGATTTAAAAGAGAAAGCAAGGTTGAGGGCAGAAGATACAAAACTAAGAGCTCAAATAGGTATGGCTAGCAAAACAAATAGCACTATTGAAGCTTTAGGATGGGACTTTTTTTAGATGGCACAGGGAGCAGAAGTATTAGCAGTATTAAATTCTATTTTTGAAAATAGAAGACAAGAAAGAAGAGACGATAGAGCTTTTGAATTAGATACTCTTAAATTTAGAGAAAGCCAAAAAATAGCTAGACAAGAGTTAGATTTTAAGAGACAAGCTCAATCTCTTGCTATGCAAGAATTTGCTATAAAAAAAGCAGAAGCATTTAGCAATCAAATAAAAGCTATACAAAAACCTATTATTGCTGGTAGAAATACAAGATTAGATTCTATATTTACAAGTCTTATATTACCAGAATTAACAAACGAAGATAATGCTATTATAGAAACATCTGGTACTGGAGACAATGCATCTACTACATATAGTTTAGAAAATTTTAACAAACTTTATGTAAATAAATACGGATTTACCAAAGAACAATCTAAAGAATTATTTGGTCAATTAACAGGTTATCATCAAAATAAAACTAATTCACAATTGATGGTAGATTATATGAACTCTATGTTAAGATATAAAGGAGAATTGCCTCCAATGTTTGACGAAGTATTAGAAATGGATATGCAAATTCAACTGCTAGACAAAGAACATTCTGATATACAATTAGGTGATTTAAAATTTAATGAATTAGCTGAATATATGAATCAACAAGATATTGATGAATTAGCTCTACTTGCAAAAAAGAAAGAAGAAGAATTGTTGAAAGAAAAGCAAGAACGTGAAGGTTCTCCTATTTTAACAACTGACGATGATGAAACAAAACAATTATTAGAAAGTTATACTCAAAATTTAGCAATTAAATTAGATACTGGTCCTGGGAGTGGAAATACTGGTAGATATGTTTTAAATATGGACAATATAAATTTTGATAAAAGCAATTGGGGGGAAGTAGATAAAGGAATGACTTTTCGTGAAAAAGAACTTATATTTGAAACTAGAATGAATGAAGTCAATAATGCCATATTGCAACAAAGAGGCGGTATAAAAGATATTATGGATTATAGAAATAATTTAGAAAATGATGCAAAATTAAGGGGACAAATAGAATTAGATAAATTTAATAAAAGCGCTAAAGCAAAAGCAATAGATGACGCTTTAGAAAAATTAAAACATAATACACAAATAGCAGAAAGCGAACATGCAATGTTAGCTCAACAAGAAGAATTATACGAATCTCAAAGACGTGGTGAAAATTGGGATAAGTTCTTAGACTATAAAGACAGAACAGAATTTTATTTAGGCTCTATAACTAATTTGGTGGGCGCTGGCTCCGCACTTAAATATGAAGGAGATATGTTTGGTTTGCCAAAATACAATCCAGATACTGAAGTATTTAGATATGATAATGAACCAGATATGAGAACTGCTCCTGGAGATTTAATGTGGGGTTTAAGAAAAACTGGTGACTTCTTTAGAGATTGGTATGGAGATATTACAGACTATCAAGAAGAAAAAGATAAATAATAAAGTATGCCTACTTTAGAAGAAATACTAAAAAAGCGATTTGAAAGCAATGTAGCTGGTGTTAGTCAAAACACTAGAAATATTGTGCAATCTAATAATACAGCTCAATCTAATACAAATCCACAAAATCGTGGAATGAATTTTTATTCTCAATCTCAACCAGCTCAAATAAAAGAAAAATCTATGTATCAAGGCATAGGTGCAGGTATGTGGGACTTTACAAGAGAATTTGGTGAAGGTTTATTTGATACAGCTACTTTTGGAGCAGTTAGTGCGTTTACAGATTGGGAACCAGAAGACGATAAAATATCTGAAGCTGCGAAATGGGGTGGAGATATTGGTACTGCAGCTGGTTTCTTAGTTCCTTTTGGATTAGGTAAAGCAGCTATTGGTAAAACTGTTCAAGCTGTTTCTAAAGCTAGTGGTGTAAAAATAGGTAAAACTATTGTAGATGATGTTGCAAATGCAAGTGATGATTTAGGAATCACATTTAGCAATAATATGAATCTTAGTAAAGGTGGAAGTGTAATTGCTAAAGATGTAACTGAATTGGGTATTGCTGGAGCTTTTAAAAAACATGTTTTAGATGAAAAAATAATTAAACCTTTAGCTGGATTTGATGACGCTTTAGCTGATGCAACAAGACGAAAAGCATTTTGGGAACAAGTTGATGATGAGGGAATGACTATTTTAAGAGAATTTGCCGAAGCTAAAGGTTTTACTGTTACTGCAGACGCCGCTAATAAAATAAATACAATTGTAAACAGCGCAATAGTAAATGGTGGAGGTAGACCTGTTTCTAATTTAGCTGGATTAGTTGCTAAGAAATTAGGAGATGGTAAAAAAGCATCTTTTTATTCCCATATGTTTGAAGAAGCTATGGTATTTGCAGCAGTTGATAATGTAATACACGGAATAGACGCTGTTGCTGGACAACATGATTGGGACCCATTATCTACTACTACTCACGCATTAGCGCTAGGACACGCTTTAGGAGCTGTTAGATTTATACCTGGTGGTATTAAAGGAGGTACTGCGGGTATTTTTAATTTAAAAGTTATAGATAGAGTAAAAACAATAATGAACAAGACTAGCGCAAAAGGATATAATTTAAATACAGAAGCTGGTCAACAAGCCGTAGGTAAACAATTTAGCGTATTAGGAGGTATACATAGTACTGAGCTAGGAGGAATAGAATTAAGTAGAATTGTTTCTAGTTATTTAACAAGAGGTGGAGCAAAACCTGGACAACCAATTTCTAAAAAACATATTGAGCTATTAAAGAAAATAGGTTTAGACGAACCAGACCCAATAAGCATTTTAAATAAATTAGATAACGGGACTAAAGAACAAAAAAAATTAGCTGCTAAGTTAATGAGAGATGTAATACAAAAAGTTCACGGACAAGCTAAAAATCAATGGAGGTCAGAATTTAAAAAAGCATTAAAACAAGACTGGTTAGGTGGAGGAGAAGCTGGTTTTGGTAGTATGCCTCGTATGTTTGTTGGTGGAGTCACTATGGCTGGAGGTCCTGGAATATTTTTAGATGAAAATTTAACAATGGGAGATAAAGCTAGAGCATTGTTAATTGGTGCATTCTTATTAAAGCATGGAAAAGAATTAACTTATAGAGATTACAATACAAAAACTTGGGAAAGATATGAAGGAACTTTTATGGGTGGTCGTAAACCTATGGGTTCTTTTAGTGAAAGATTTAGAGACGCTGATGGTTTAATTAAAGCTTTAGGCGGTAAAATGGATGCCAAAGACAATATGATGTGGGCTAAATTGCAATATCAAGTATACCAAGATGCTAGACACGATAAACATATAAACCAAAATAATGAAGGTTATAGTAATCCTGAAGTTTTAGATGGACTTAGAAAATTATGGGAATGGAAAGCAAACGAAAAAGCTGATGATATGTTTAGAATAGATGTAGATTCAGAAGTTTCACAAAGAACAATAGAAAAAAATAAAAGAGGAGTTCAAATGGAAGGAGAGCTTGGTTGGAAAATGCTTTACCAAAGAATGGCTACCGATTCTAAATTTGATTCTATTGTGGGAGAAGGAAAAAGACCTAAAGATTGGTCAGAACTTACTCAAGGACAAAAAAGAGTTTTTGTAGAAAAAATGAAAGAAATGAATTTTAGACCTGGAGTAAGAGGTCTTTTAAAAATGAGCAAATTGTATCATAAAGCAAATACAGATTTATTTATAGAAGCTAAAAGTAATTTAGTAGAAAGTCTTCAAAATATTGCTAATGTTTTAAATAACGAAGGAAAAGTTCCTGATAAATTGTGGGAATTTGATAAAGATAGCGGAGTATTTACTTTTAGAAAAATAGAAATTAGCGAAGTTGTAGGTAAACTTAACGAAGTTCAACAATGGCAAGTTATACAATATAATCATATGATTAATGCTGTAGCTAAACATGGACCTCATAAAATAGCTAAAGAAAAAATTAAATTTAGTGAAGAAACTATGCCTGGAAGAGAAGCTTGGGATAGTTTTGCCAAACAAACTATTTTAGCTAAACAAAGAGCTAATGAAGTTTTTGGTATAGGAAAAGAATCTCAATTTGAATTTTCAGATAAATGGTTTCAAAGTGCTTTTAATTATGCTGAATTTTATCGAGTAAATGAAGTTGCTATGAATCAATTAGAGTCATTTATTAAAGCTAATCCTAAAGCAATAGCTCTTTTAAGAACTACTGGTTCTGATATGGCTGATGCTTCTATAGCTATGAAAATAGAAATTAAAGAAGCTAAAAACGATAAAAACGAATCAGCAAAAGATATGGAAGTCAATTTAAACGATTTCTTAAAAGCTGTAAGATTAACACAAAGAAGTGCTGGAATATTTAGCGCTGGAGCTACAAAAGAACTTAGTATGAAAGAAGCTAAAGAAATAATGAAAGCTTTAGAAAATCATAGTGAGCCTATTTTAGCGTTTAAAAATTATGCAGATAAAAGTATGTCTCGTGAGCATAGAAAACATGCTTTGGCTACAAAGAAAAATGAAATATTAAACGATGTATTTATTTTAGATAAAGACGGAAAAAAAGTTCCTTTATCTGATGAAGATTTTTCAACCCTTGAATTTTTAGAAGATGCAAATATTATTATAGAAGGTACTTTTACTGTAAGAAGTTGGGCTAGAGAATTGTTTGATATTTCTAATGAGCTAAGCAAAAAAGGAACTCCTTTAGAATTTAAAAATGATGCAGAACTAATTAATACATTAAAAGAAAATGGAGCAGATGCAAAAACTATAGAATCTGTAGAAAACTTATTAAAAGTAAAAGAAAATTCAGCAAGAACTATTCAAGAAATTATAAAAACATACGAAAATCAAATTAAAAAATACATGGTAGATGAATCTACTGGTACAGGTATTTTAGAAAATTCTCTTGGAGAAAAAGTAGCATTAACTGAATTAGATGTATTAAATATAAGCGACACTATATCAATGTTGCAAAATGGAAGTAAGGTTCAAACAGCTAAAAGAATGTTGATAGAATTAAAAAGAGAGTTTTTAGAATCAGGTAGAGATTGGTCTGTATTTGAAAATGAAGCAAAAGCTAAGAAATATATATTATCTGCTCTTACAAAGGGTAATTTGCAAAGCAAAGACGCTATAGATGTAGTTGCTTTAGCTGCTGAATGGGGAGCCTATGATTTCTATGGAAATAAATTTAAAAAATTAAACGAAACTCAATGGCAAAGTATTTTTGAAAGAATGAAAGAAACTGTTGATACTCAATGGGTAGATTCTGAATCTGTTATACAAAGAAGGTATGAAGAACTTTTAGACCAAAAAGGTATAGACCCTGGAGAATACAACAAAACAGACATAGAACAAGTATTGGCAAATAATAAATTTGACAAGTTTGCCGTTCCTCAAGAATCTCAATTAAGTAGAAAACAATATTTGCAAGATTTATTTATTACAAAATACAAATCAGATATGAATAGATTTCTTCAAGATTTTATGAAAGATTTTGTAGAAAATAATCCAGAATCTAAAATGTCTGATTCTGAAATGGCTAATACTATGATAAATTTATTAGCCGAAAATAATAAAAGCTATAGAATTAAGAAGTATAAATTTAATGCAGAAAGCCCTGATAGAACTGTTCATTCTAATGACACTATTAGAAAAACTGAAGTTATAGAAAGACTAGAAAAGGTTTTTGGAGAGAATACTGAAATTGCAATTATAGAAGGAACCAATGTTACTTACGGAGGTATTCGTCAAAGTTTATGGAATAGAGACAATAGAGCACAAGTAGGAGATGCTATGTTGTCTGGACAATATACTACTCAAAACTCTAAAATGGATTTATTTGGAGAAGGGTTTGAATTTGGAAATACAAAATATTTTATGTATCAATATGGCGGTAATAAATATAGTTATTTAATTGAAAAAACTAATTCTTCTATACTTAGTATGAGCCAAAGATATAAACAATATTTAGATAAACTAGAAAGCGATGGAATTATAACTTCAGAACAAAAAGCAGAAAGACTAGAAAAAACTGGATTTGCTACAGATGGAAATCAATTAGTTTACAAAGAAGGAGCAACATCAGAAAGTACTAATAATAATTTAAAAAGAATGTTAGATGATATGGTTTTAGGTGATATATTAGGACAATCTGCTTGGTGGGGAGGAATACAAAAAAGCAAAGGACAAGAAGCTGCTAAAATATTTAAACGATTAAAACTTTTTGATAACATTTCAGCTAAAAGATTTGACACTAAAACCGTTTCAGAAATATCTGAATTTGTTTCTAAAAATCCTGATTGGTTTGGAGGAGACAAACAAGTAGGTAAAGATTTAAAAAGGTTTGCTAACGGAGAATGGAAAGAAGTTGTTCTTAGAGATGAAGGTGGTAATAATACTTGGAGTTATGGAGGTAAAGATTTTGGTATAGCTGATTTTCATTCAGTTATGAAACAAGAAATACAAAACCTTGCAGATAAAATGGCTGAAGTAGAAGTAGCTAAAGCTAATAAAACAATAAACTCAAAAGATGCAGACGTTATGTTAAATGGTTTACAATTAGAAATTGACAGACTAACATCAGATATAGCTAGTGGTAAACTAGCAGACGCTTCTAATGTTAATGGAATTACATTTGTAAGCGATAGAGCATTTAAAGCATTGCAAGTGTTAGCTGGACATACAGACCCTGGTATAGGTGGAATTAAACCTATAGTTTTAAGAACAGGAGATAATATGTATGTTAATAAAACAGCTTTTGCAAGAAAAAGTGAATTTGCAGAACTTTTTAAAAGCAATGATGTAGATTTTATAACATTTACTTCGGCTTCTAAAAAAATAGGAGATTATAAAATTCCAACATTTTCTTCTTCAGACTTTTTTGGAGGGACACAACCAGGAAGAAACAATGTGCATACAATTTTACCAGAACATATGCAAATTATTAGTGTAAAAGCAGATAAAAATGAAGCTTCAATAGGTTTAAATCACGGTAATGAATTAATTACTAGCAAACAAAGTTTTCTTGATTATGTTTGGGGACAAGAAGGAGAAAGTAAGTTAGGAGAGTTTAGAAACAAAGGCGATATTTGGACAAATCCAAGAAGATGGATAGAGCAAATTTCTCAATTTAAACTATGGAGAAAATCAAAAAGCAAAGAAAAAGGTTCTCAAGAATTAGATAGTGCTGATTTTGCATTATTAGATATTATGGCTGAAAATAATATTCATCCAGATATGTTAAGATTTGAAAAAGAAAAAATGTGGTTTACAAATGAAGTTGAACCTTTGTTAAAACCAAAATTGCCTGGAGGTCAAGCAGTTTTAGTTCCAGATGTATCTATAACTGGAACAAGAAATTTAAAAGATACTATATTAGTAGGAGATAAAATTTACGATGCTGGTGAAATATTGTTGCCAGATAGCGCAAGAAACACTCCTATTGACCCTAAAAACACAAGTGTTTGGCAAAGAGTTGAAGCTGGATATGACAAGCTAATAGAATTAAGAGAAGTAAAAGGACTATCAAAGAATTATAAAAAAATACAAACATTAGGTGAATTAGCTGAATTGTTGCCAGAAAATTATCAAGTTAATGTAGTTTCAGAAAGACAGCCTCACACAAAAACTTCTAGTATTATGCCTGTTGCGTTAAAAGGATTTCAAAACAGTAAAGATGGTAATGTAGTAGCATTAAATCAGTCAGATTTAAAAAGAGCTGCAGAAGGTGATTTTGACATTGATACAATTAATTATTTTGTAAGTATGCCACATGATGTAATGTTAGAGTATGCAGTAAATAGAGCTAGAGTTAGAGATTCTGTAGATACTGTTGGTTTAGGAAAAGGCGATATACACGCAAGTTGGAAAAATTTAGATATGGACAATCCAACAACACAAGTAGATTATTTAAGACAATTAGAAAAAGCTAAAATACAATTAGGTACTACAATGAAATCTCAAACTAATTTATCTTGGTTTTTAAATAATGCAAGTAAAGCAGATTCTCAATATAGAAAAATAGTAGACCCTATATATGGTAGCGATGGTAGCATTATGGGAAGCAATGGACCAGGTGAATCTGTAGGGGGTATGTTCTTAAAATTAGGAGAAAATACATATATACATTTCAAAAAAGGTAAAGACATAAATCAAGTATATCAAGAAATTGCTAATATGAATCAACATATTGTAGACATGGACAATGGATTTAATACTAATGTATTTAAAGATACAAATAGCGTTTATAATAGAATATTTTTTGGAGAAAATGGATTATTTGAAGTGTATAAAATGGGAGAATTTTCAGTAACTGAAAAAATTAATGGACAAGTTCGTCAAAGAAAAGATAGTATGCTTGTTAAACAAGATAGTGAAATAGATATTAAAGTTAAAGAAGCTATTACTAATCGTTTAATTAGACCTTACACAGATTTATTAAATGCTTCTCAATATATATTTTATAAAGGAGAACAAAAATCTCCTAGTCTAAATAATTTAATGAGACAAATTAAAGAATATAATAGTAATATGAGACAAGCTGAATATTTAATAGCTAAAGACTTAGGTATTGAATACAAAAAAGGAACAATACTTGCAGGCTTTGGAGACAACGCTCAAATTAAATCTAATAGAACAGGAGAAGGTTTTAGTAAAACCAATATGATATACGATACTTTATTAGCTCAAATATTGCACGTAGGAGAATTAAAATTACGCAATAGTAGAGATAGTATTGTTGATAAAACTGAACATTTAGATGGTAAAATTGATACTTATTTAACAAGTCAAGATATGATGGGAGATTTTAGTAGAGAAATTAAACGAAGTTCAGAAAAATGGGAATATGTTAATGCTTTAGAAAACAAAGTTAGAGAATTAAAAAAATTACGAAACAAAACTATTTCTAGTTATACGAAAAAACAACTTTCTGAAAAAATTGAACGTTTAGAAGATTTTAAAAAACAAGTTAAAGAAGAAATACAAATTGGACCAGATATTATTAATCAAATAGTAGAACATAAAATGAAAAAAGCTGAATATGAATACTATAAAGATAATCGTAAATCTATGGATTCAGAAACTAGAGATAGAAAAAGAAAACAATTTGTAGAAGAAACTAAAAAAGGAAAAAATGTTGTAGAAGAAATAGGATATGACCATGAAGTTGTAAGAGCTTTAGCTTTAGTAGAAGGTTTTGGTAAATATACTAATATGAATTTTTCTGACTTAGGAATGGATAGAACAGCTTTTGCTGATTTAAGTTCTAAAGCTCGTGGAACAAGAAATGATTTTGCTAAATCTTGGACTGCTTTTAGAAACGGAAAAACAGCAGAATTAAGTACTGGTGAAAAAATTGCTTTTGTAAATGAAGCACATATATATCAGTATTTTATTAATAGAATGAGACAAGAGTCTACTGATTTTAGAACTATGCAAGAACAAAATATATATGTTGCAAAAATTATGACTCCTAGAGTTGATTTTACTAGAGTTATTAAATATAAAGACTTATATTTCCCTAGTCCAGAATCTAAAAGAATTGAAAAATTTATTAAACTTGGATTAAGATATAATTCACAATTTTTTGGAAATCAAATGCAAATAGATTTCTTAAAAGGAATGTCTAAATCTTATGAAAATAATTTAAAATATTTAACTACTGGACATCCTAGTTCTTTTGAATCTAATTCAATTCTAGGAGAAAGATTAAAACAGTCAAATGAAGGAGGATTCTATTTTGACCCATTTACTTATGCAGCCAATCATAATAAAATAGATTTGATAAATGCCTTAAATCCTAATGCAGCTGAATATTCTAGATTAAGTGGTTATCATCAAATGCATAAATTATTTGGTACTGGACTAATAAGAGATACAGTTAATATACATGTAATGAACTCAATACCTGTAGGTATGATAGGAAATGTAGGTGCAAATTCTAGAGCAATATCTTTAAATGGATTATCTGATTTACAAAAAATGAATGAAATGGACAATAGCATATTTGTTATGGGTACTAATCGTGGTTCTGTGTTTGATGTAGGTCAACAATTATATAATATGAATCCTTATAAAGTAGAAAAATACAATTATAGTCCTAGTGAATGGACAAGAAGAAAAAATAAAGAAAACAATAAATGGTGTGATTAATGGCAAATTGTATACAAACTGAACAAGAAAGAATTAACAAAAAAAACTTTTTAGAAATGGCTAAAGAGTTTGAAAAGCTTCCTGTAATACAACAATACGGAGAACATGCTACTGGTATGTGGAAACGAATTGTACAGATGACTAAAGAAGCTAGTGAAGGTTATGATACAGTTAAAGGAGCAAAAAATAATGCTCCTACTGTAGAACAATTAAAGCTTATGAGAAGAATCATGGATAGAGAAGTTAGAAGAATGACTAAAACTAGAGGAGGGTTTGCTAAATGGTTATATCTTCCACAAGAAATATTTGGTGATGTAGATTTTGTAAGTAAATGGTATGGGGATGTACAAAAATCTAATGAAATATATAAAGGTCATACTCAATATTTTAATACACAGCTAAATAATATGATTACTGAACTAACAACAGCTTCTGCTAACGCTGGTGCAAAATTTTCTAAATCTGAAAAAAAATTAAGAAAATTATATGCTGACTACAATAAGCAAAGAGCAGCTAGAAATCACGATAAAGCAAATGAAATACTTACAAACGAAATAGACCCTTTTATTAAAAGTAAAGAAGGAGAAGTATTATCTGATTTTCATAAATTAGTTTCTGGAGGTAAGAAAAATTTTGAACAAAATAGTATAGGTAAAGATATAAATTTGAGAAGAGCTGCTGAAATATATTTAAATAAAATTCAACCTAAAGCTACTGAAATTATGGTTCAAGGCTTAAGAAATTATAGATGGGCTTTACAAAGAAATGAGGCTATGTTAAAAAACTTTGAAAATTATTCTAAACTTACTAATAAAAATAATACAGGAGTTTTAGATGTTATTATACAAAAATTTGAATCAGGAAACTTACAAAAAGATGGATATTTTCCAGTATTAAGTTTTGATGTTATGCCAACATTAGCAAGAGCTTCTGAAAATTTGTTTGCTTATGGAAATTCTAAAAAAAATCAAAAAGATTTTAATAGAGGATATGACACAGTTAAAAACTTAGAAAAAGTAATTAATGAAAATATGTATATAAATAAACATTTAGGTAAAAAAACATTAGACATAGAAGGTCCTATAGATTACAACGTTATACCAATTATAGATTCTTACGTTAGAAGCGCAACAAGATTTAATTATGTAGCGTATAATAATGGTAAATACATTGATGTTATGAGAAATATAACAGATACATATAGCCAAGGAAAGAAAACAGCGTTAGATAAAAAATTAAGTTTTTTAGAATCATATGTTTCAGACCATTATAATTTAATAAATGGCGAAAAAATTAATAATAGTCCTGTAGCAAGTCAAATTGCTAGAGGAATAACAGCAGTTCAATTTGCTAGTAAATTAGGATTAAATATAAGAGGTGCAGCTAGAAATGCTACACAAAGTATGTTTAACTATATATGGTTTGGAGCAAAAGGAATAAATGAACATAGAACTTTTAAAAAAGATGCTCAAATGCAAGAAAGATTAACTAACGGATTAGCTAATAATGGTATTTTGTTTCCAGAAATACAGGAAATATATGGTAATTTATCTTTTGATACAGTTTACGATGCTGGTACTGGTACATATAAATTAAAAATAGATAAAACTATAGGAGATAAAATAGGACAAGCTATGTCTAAGGTAGCTGAAAAAAGTGGCTTTTTAATGACTCAAGTAGAAAATAAAGTTAATCGTAGATATACTTTTGAATTAGGTTACGCAATGCAATGGAAACTTGATAATGCAAATCCTAGATTAGAGGCTGAATTTCAAAGAGCTTTAAAAAGAGATTTAAAAAGAGAAGGAAAAGGAAGAACTGTAGAAGAATTAAAAAGACCTGATGCTGAAAGAGATTTTCAGATATTTGAAAAAAATGATGCTACTGAATATCAATATAGAATGGAAATGTGGAGAAGAAAACGTGCAGAAAATCACGGAAATACTATTGTAAATAATTTACATTACGACTACAGCATTACAGGTAAATCTAAAATATTAACTACTCCCACAGGCTCGGTATTAGGACAATTTCAACATTATGGTTTAAACTTTTTTAATATGCAAAGAAAAATTGTAAGAGATGGTAAAGATGCTATGTTATCTGGTGATTGGAATAGTGCAGCTGGATGGAGAATGTATAGATTAGGTTCTATGTATGCTGTTATTAATGCAATAGTTTCTCCTTTGACTAATGCAAATTGGGGTAATTTAGTACAAAATGATACTTATGAACGTATACAAAACTATGTTGACGCAGCTTCTAGTGACCCTGAAAAAGCTAAAAAAGCATTCTTCGGTAAAGGTCCAGTATTAGGAACTGTAGGTGGTCCAGCTATTGCAGATTTGGTTAGCTTAGGAAATCTATCTGGTCTGTATGAAATGGAAGAAGGAACTTGGGCTGCTTATCTTGCTGGTTATCAGGATTGGACTGATACATCAGGAACAAGAAAAATGCAAGAACTTGTAAGAATTTTGAATACTCAGCTACATAGAACTATATATTCTACTTTGCCTAAATTTAGAGATGGAGTTAATCTTGGTGTTATAACTCAAGGAGAATTAGGATTATTTCCTACTAGTCAAACTAGAGAAGCCAAACAACGTTTACAAAAAATACCAGGAATTGGACCTTGGTTAACTCCTAAAGATAAAAAGAAAAAAGAATCTAAAGCTCCTAGAGATTTCAATAAAGAAGTTTTAGAAGCTTTAGATAGAATTTAGTTATAGACTTTTACAAATTTCTGTAACTATACTTAATTGTTCTTTTAGTTCTGTTAGTTTTTCTTGTTCTTTCTTTGTTAGTCCTGTTTCAAAAGTATCCATTTCTATATGTTTTGCATACGCTTTTATGTCTTTTAATGTTTTCCAAGCATAGCTTCTTGTTGAACTTCTAGTAGGTTTTATTTTTCTCATTTTTCCTCCGTTAATGCGTACATTCCAATACAGATTGCGTCTGCATTCTTTAATGTAACTTTGTGATTATTACCTGCCCAATCTTGAGCAACTTTCTTAAAATATCTTTTTCGTTCTGTATAGTCTTTAGGTATTTCTCCTCCAATGAACTCTTGCCACACCTTAGGCAATACATCTACTCTTTCTAATTTTAATGACGCTATAATACCTAACCAAACGCCATAATTTTCACCAAAAGTAAAAGCACCTCTTTCGTAAGGTCTAGCCCACACTCTTTCTAAGTATACTTTAGGTTTTTTACGACCTATAGCGTTTCTTATAACTTTAACCATATCTTCAGGTTCCCTGGAAGTAGGACAATTGGTAGTGAATTGGAGGTTCGTTGAGTCGAAGAAAGCAACTGCCCCACTCCATCCAGGGTCTATAGTGATAATTTTCATTTATTCATCATTCTAATTGCTTCATTTCGGTCAAAGTATACGCTACATTTATCTCCATTAAAGCCCATATTATAAGAGCCTAATTGTCCATATCTAGCTTTTTGACATATTACTTCAATCTCATACCTATCATTGTCTCTATTATCTACCGCATAAGGATAGTATACAAAGAACGCCGCTTCAGCAGTTTGTTCAATCACACCACT